TTCTGCCATTAATCTTGGACCGGAAGGACCACTAGCTGAACCACGCCATTCGCCGTATTTGCCGTTATAGCCCATGCCCATATCTGAACGCCATGTCGAATCATTAAATAAGGCAATCAATTGATGAAGTGGATTCCAAATATCTGTATATGGTCGAACCATATAATAACCAAAAGTCTGATCAATATATTGTAGGATACCTTTAGATGGGTGTCCTGCTTTTGCGTTATTATCAGTCAAATTGATGGCCTTAGGATTACCACCACTTTCATTGGAAATGATTCTCTCAATCATGTCGACATTGAAGTCTGTGATTGATTGATGCATAAATGCAGCTGCGGCTTTAATCATAGGACCATAGGCTTTGGCTGGCATTGCTCCACCAGAGCCGCCCATTGATTCCATCATTTTATCCATGACATCAGATATGTGATCTTTGACCCAATCTCCTGCCATTCCAGCTGTCTTGTCTAAGGCACCTTTGGCAAAGTCAGCATACGAAGAAATTGTAGGCATAACCTTGTCGCCGGCTTTGGTCATTAACGCTTTAGTATTCTCAATTGGGTGCTCCATGAACTTAGATAAAGCTTCAAACTTATCGCCAATCCATGAACCAACATTTTCGAGTGAACCTTTAGCCCAATCGATCAATCCACTACCGGCACTTTCAATGCTACCGACAATTCCACCCTTAGCATATTTTTGAATACCGACAGCATTCATAATGCCTTTAGTTTGATCACCGTTGTAAATACGAGTTCCAGCGGGTAACATTCCAGTCCAATTACGTTGATGACTCATCATTAATTCACCATCAGGTAATTGAACTAATTCTTTCCAATTTGACCCTTTTCCATCATTTATGACTGATAAATGTTGTTCAACAACACCACCTTGTTCGAAGTGAACTTTTCCTAAATGAGGAACTGAAGTCTTCTTACCAGTGAAGAATTTCCAAACGGAATCAATCGCATCAACCCCAGAATTGATAACGCCGAGTACGCCATTAATTCCGTCAGCTGCTGCTTTTTTAATTCCATCCCAAATTCCACCAAAGAAACTAGCCATTCCCTGCCACATTTTTGACCATGTCGAAGAAATAGCACTTAATGCTCCAGAAATCACATTTGAGATACTCGACATTACGGAACTAGTAAAACTTTTAATTCCGTTGAAAATACCTTTAAAGAAACTACTAATTGCATTTAGACTAGTGTTCCAGGCACCACTGATTGCAGACATTACACTGCTGGCAATACTTGCAATAGAATTCATAACACCAGCGAAGAAACTTCTAATCCCATTAAACGTTGATTTAAAGAAATTGCCTATACTTGATAGTATCGGCTTAAAGAAGTTACTGATATTAGTCCATGCACTACGCCAAGTGTTAGAAATGCCTGACATAATTGATTTAAACCAGTTGGCCAAAGCAGTAAAAATTGAATGAAACCAATTCGAAATGGCTGTAATTATAACTTTCCAGGTATTGAAGATTCCTACCCAAAAATTCTTTAACCATGTCGAATATGGAACCCAAATCGCTTTAATACCGGCAATCAAGGATTTCATTATATTTTTAAGAGGTTGAACTAATGGCTTTGTTATTAGAACCGCAATTCCAACCGGCAATGCTAATGCATAAATCGCTAACTTGCCGAAGCCTTTTAAAGCCCCCACAAGCGCATCAAGCATCTTCTTACCGACCTTACCAAACTCAGAAACCCATTTAGATGTAGTTTTCACAACCCCATCCCAGGCTTTCTTTAATCCGTCAGTTAACTTTGAACCCCAGTTAGTCATACCGCTAAACGCTGATTTAAACTTATCTGGAATTTGTCCGATCCACTTGCTCATTCCACTAAAGCCAGCCTGAATTTTACCAGGTAATTCTGAGAACCATTTTCCAATATTGGTGAAAAATGTCTTCAACGTGTTAAATAAGTTATTTACTGCATCGTGGAACGGTTTGATATGCTGATACGCTTCATACAGCCCAACGCCAATTGCCGCAATCGCTGCAATAACAGCAACTATTGGATTGGCCATTAAAAATGTGACAACCGATATTATTCCAGAAATCAATGTTACCAATTGTCCTAGTACCATGATAATTGGACCTACTGCGGCCGCAATCAAAGCAGCTTTGATAATAAAGTCCTTTGTTTGTGGACTCATTTTAGAAAATGCTTTAACCATATCGGTTATTTTTTTAATCAATGGTGTTATTGATGGAACCAATTTTTCACCAATTGTAATGGCTAAAACATGGAATGATTCTTTCATCTTGCTGATGTTTGATGCAGATGTATTGTTCATAGTGTCAGCGATTTTCTTAGTTGATCCAGTCGCTTTGTCAGTCTTATCTGTTAAATCTTGTAAAGCACTACCACCTTCAGATACTAAGACGTTCATACCTGCCTGAGCTTCAGTACCAAAAGCAGTTGCAATTGCGGCCGCCTTTTGCTCTTTTGTCCAACCTTGAGTATTAGTCTTAATCTTGTCCAGCATTTGTGGCAAAGTCATGGCATGATTTTTGAAGTCCTCGGCATTAATTCCTAGCTCTTTCATACCTTCAGCGTTCTGTTTTGATGGTTTCATCAATCTTGTCAAAGCGGAACGCAATGCAGTACCGGCAACAGAACCTTCGATACCTTGGTTACTCATCAACCCAATTGCGGATGCAGTTTCTTCAAGTGAAATACCTGCGGCATGTGCTGTTGGTCCAACATAGGTCATGGCATCGCCCATATCTTGGAAACCAGCAGCAGTTGCATTAGCTGTATATGTCAATGAATCGGTAACACGTTGGGTATTCTTTAACATCCCCGAAGTTGTGTTTGATTTCAATCCAAATTGTTCCAATGTTGATGTGGATACCTTCATTACTGAATTGAAATCATCACCAGAAGCCTTAGTTGCATTCAGAATTGACGGCATGGCTCCCATAGTCTGCGTGGCGGAATATCCCCGTTTTACAAGTTCTTCCATACCAGTATTTATTGCTGTGGTTGATACACCATACTGTGTTGCCCACTTCTTTGAATCATCAGACATTTCTTCAATTTCTTTTTTGACCTGTTTAACTCCCTCACCATTGGCTTCAAGTAAAGGCTTAATATTAGTCATCTGTGAAGAAAAATCAGTTGCACTTTTAACTGCATAGCCCAAGCCTGCAACAATGGGAACTGTGAATCTCGTTGTCATTGTTGAGCCAGCATCCTTTAAAGCTCCACCAACAGCATTTAATTTGGAAGAAACCTTATTTAAGCTATCAATTGATTGTGCCTGACCATCAGAAAAGTTTTTAACCTTTTTACCGAGTTGATCATACTGATACTGTGATTTTTCCTGTTCGGCATTTAATTCAGCTATTTTAACCCGTTGGTCTTGAGTCTCTTTAGCATCATCGCCTTTAGTAAGTATTAGATCTTGTAACTTAGATCTTTCAGAGGCAATAATTTTGCTGTAATTATCGACTTCTTTTCCTAAAGCACGATACTTCACAACATTAGCTTCAGTCTGCTTGCCTTGAGTTTGTAAACTATCAACTTCAACTTTTGTCTGCTTTTGAACCCGTGCAAGTGCTTCACGATAGGAATCTGTCCCACGTTCAGCATCTTTCATTGCAACCTTAGCGTTATCAAGTTGACGCTGATATTGAGCTTGCTGTGTCTCAGCCTTGTTTAACTGATTAGCAACCTTCATTGCCGAATCAGAATATTCACCATTAACTTTGACCGCCGTATCATAACGATCTTTCAAAGCTGAGATTTGTTTTTCATTTACTTCCATCAGTTTAGATAGTTCATCAACCTTAGAACTTGCTTTCTCATAAGCAGTGCCAGTTGTATCTAAGACTGATAGATTAGCTTTCATTTCACTCTTAGCTAAACGAAATTGATTTTGAATAGATTTCAACGAATCTTCAAATTTAGTTGAAGTCATATCCAGTTCAATAATCATTGATCCAAGAGGTCTACCACTACTAGCCATTTAACTGACACCCCCTTTAGAAATTGTTATAGAAGTCTTGAGCAGACATCATTTGAGTATCTTCAGTTGAACCGCTATCATCAGCTGATGATTTACGATGTAAATAACTTAAAAAGCTGTCAGCATCTACGTCATCAATATCTTTGAATGAAATTCCATTTTGCATTTGTGCATCAGTGATCTCATCCAAAAGCTTGAGAGCTTCAGCTGCGGTTATTTTTTTGCTGGATGATTAGCGTCAGCTTCAACACCACCCATAGCATCAGCAAGAATGTCACTTAACGTTGACATCCCATCTGATTCCAAACCATCGTCAATTGATTGAACGGTTACTTTAGGATTTTTGAATAACGAGGCAACTAATTCTTCCATTACGTTCAAATAAACATCATCCTTACCAGATAATTCGACATATTTTTTTTCTTCAGCCGAAGTCAGTGCCTTTCCGTTATCCATTTTGGTATTAAGAATTTTGAGTGAAGCAGCATCCTCTTGTTGCATCTTGTTAAACTTCAAAACCTTTTTTAATTCACCAAATGAAATACGAGATTGTTCATAGTGCTTTGTTTCATCGGTTGCTGGATCATAGAGATTAATTTTTATCATTATGCAGTTGCTCCTTTAGTTGGTGTTGTTGAACCATCAGTCTTGTGACCTTCATTATCAAGATTTTGTGTTGAATCATCTAAATCGCCAGTAAATCCTGGAAACATTACTTTTGCGAATTGAGCTAGAGTAGTTCCATTTGAATTTGAGGCCTTAGTTTTAACCAGTTTTCCTAATCGTCTAGTAATTGCTGAACCAGTAATTGATGGTTTTTCAGGGGTCATACCCTTGTCTTCACCAGTCTTAAAGTCGTTACCATCTGTAGTGGCAAACTTAGCTTTTGCCACGCCAATCCACATTGGCTTTTGGTTTAAATCTTGTGCTTCAGCAATAATTGCTACATATGGTTGCTTAACATCTGATGTGGTCATATAAATACCGTCATCATTCAATTTGTCGCCTAAAATTTCAGTTGAAACATCTGATGGAATTTCCATCATTGAAAGTTCAATTTTTCCAGTACCAGTACCGGCATCTGAGACAAAATAAGCAATATTTGATGCATATTCAACGTTCAATTGACCTGAAAATCCTGAGGTCTTGAGCTCAATAGTACCACCAGAACTTTCATCAACCGTTACTACTTTTACTACATTCTCTTGGTCATCCATAACACCAAGAAATACACGTCTAAAGCCCATGCTTCCAATAGCTTTTAGTGTTTTATCTGCCATTTAAAAAATCTCCTTTATATTTTGAGTTTTGTTAAATCTAAGAATTAAACGTTGAACTTCATAGTTCTCATCAAATTCCTGAGTATCAAAAAAGCACTCAAATTGATGAGTGCTTAAATTTGATTCTATTAAGTTGTGATACTTTTCTACTTCACGGTTAGTTTTAACCAGGACATTTACCTGACAACTGACTGTTTCAAAATTCTTTTTATTACTTGCATAATCATGAGAATTGGTCGGTAAAGTGTTGATTTGAATAATCGGAAACATTTTATTTTGAAGATTCTTTTCAGGAATATTCTTATTAATAAAGAGATTAGAATCATCAAAACCAATATTCATAATTTTAATTAAATTACCAATCTGAATAGCTGCGGAACGAATCATAGGCCAAGTTCCTCTCTAATAGTTTTCTCCAAAACACTCCTATATTCTTCTTCACTCTGATTAAGAGTATTAGAAATAAAAGGTTGAGGTGCTTGATTAACCGTACCTAATTCCACGAAATGAGCACGCCAATAGGTATCTTTCCCAAAACCAACCTTAACTGCTCCTGTTTGATCAATACCTGAATAAACAATATCGTCCTTCAAATGTTTAAATGTCGTTTTATGACCTGTACGTTTATCCATTTCTCGTTGACCCTTCCAGGAACGATCCGATTGATTTTCATAAGGTGTATTTTGTTCCAGATTATGAACTACGACATCCCGACCAGCTCGCAATGCTTTATTTCGAATTATCGCTCCCTTTCGACCCAAAGATGAAAGGTTTGAAGTTACATCTTCATCCAAACTGAAACTCATTTTTGACCAATCCTTTCACAAAGTATTACATCCCATTGACCATACTGAGTATCATAATTAACAGCGGTTATTTGATACTCAATATTTTCGGGTTTTACCAAGTGGATTAGGGTCATGTCAGACGTGATGAGAGACTCAGTTCGTCTGCGATGACGGATAATGAACTGTACTTGATCCCTAAATGCATCCGGATTTGTAGCTATTTCATCTGCTTTTTTGGTTCGTTCCATAGCAAATAGTTTTGGATAAATAATTTCATCTTCACCTGGTGTTGGATCACCATAATCATCAACTGATTCTTTACCCTTAGAAATAATTCGTATTCTTTCATTCAAATCACCCGTTTGAGCTATCGCCATCGTCCTGAGCCTCCTTCCAAAATTGATATTCAGGTTTCAATTGCAAAATAAAAGTCTGCACGCCATAGTAAGTTTCTTTCTCCTTACTACTTGTCGTTGCAGACTTATTTTTGTAATAGTAATCAATCAACATTTGGACTGCCAAATTAAATCTTGAATTGCCCTGGTAAAATTCATCATCCTTGGTTCCACCAATAGCTGAAACCATATAGTCAATAGCGACATCCCGATAAGTAGAAATCTCGGAACTATCAGCATTATCAATTCGAAGATTATTAATTAAAGTATCAACATCATCTTTCTTTTCATCTGCCATTTAATCACCATCCCTATTTAGAAGGAACTAGTCCCAATAAATCGTCCTTAGTTGATTTACCGGTTGTGTCAATGCTATGTGCTTTTAGCCATGCTGTAATTTCTGCAACCGTTTGAGCTGCAGTAGGTTTCACATCACCATTAGGGTCGAATGTATCAGCCCCATCATTTCCAGATGGGGGATCTATTTTCCCGCTGTCACATTAGCCAAACGGAATGCTGAAGATAGAAGAATTTGATGATCAAACCAAGCTGTTAATTGGAAGTAATTAATACCCTTGTCGTAATCTTTCCATTGTTCGTATAATGTTTGAGAAATTTCATAGTTAAGTTGAGCAAATGAGAAATTACCAACTACTGGTGTTGTTGCAAGTTCACTGAAACGAACAGGATAACCGAGAATTTCTTCAGGTTTCTTACCAAATAAATCACCGCTATTATTTACTAATTCTTTAATCATTTGTAAATAATTGGGACGTGTCATATAGATCTTTAGACCATTTTGAAATCCATCAGCAATATCAGCAACTGCATTAGTAATAGCATCAAAGATAGTTGTACCATTAACGGATTTGATCCCAGTCTTTTCCGAATAGAAGCTCATATGTTCTTCACCGGCCTTGGGTTCCTTAGCAAAAGCAACACGCTTTTCTTTAACAGCCAACCCAGCCTGTAGAGCTGCATTTGTATAAGAAACCAATCCCGTATCCGTACCCAAAAGAATTGCTTCTGTAATCGCAGCCTTAATTTTTGTTTTGTAACGACCAAATGTAACTGAATCACCTTTTGATTTTAGTTCCTTAGCAATTTCTTGATCATTTACAAAGCTATCATCATCAATTTGAAAACGTACACGTGGCAAAATTAAATTAGTGATTGCTGAAATCGTTTCATCGTTACGAAGTGGATTGTCATCAAGTGGTTCAGTAATGATTTGATTAGAAACAGTAACCGGTAGAAATGATTGTCCACCCGTTCCATTTTCACCTGAACCATTATCATCTCCAAGAACTTGAAGAATCTCTTTTGAAGGAGCTTCATTGTGCATGACCGAACGAATCAATTGGGCATAGGCATGAGTTCTCTTTTCCTTTGGATCTTGTGAATTCTTGAATTCTTTATTCTTGCTTGATTCGGCCTTTTCTTTTTTATCAACTTGAGCTTTTAACAGGTTATAGCGTTTCTCTAACCCATCGGCTTTTTCACTTAGATCATTCAAATCCTTATCTGGAAATGAAGGATTTCCTGCTTTCATAGAAATTTCATCATTAACTTGTTGTAATTCTTGTCCTACTTGTGAAAGATTATCTTTCATTTGATATAAAGTAACTGGCATTAAACTAGTCCTCCTAAAGTTTGTTTAATTTTTTCATTTTGAGCATTAGCTCTTTCAATCATTTTTTTACGTTCGTCAGAAATTTCATCTGATTTCTCTTGAGTAATTTGAGATGGCAAATGCTGAAACATACTCTTAAATTTGTCTGGAACAACACAAGCGACGGCTTGATTTGCTTCAAGAATTTCATCAGCAAGTCCATACCCAACAGCTTCATCAGCGGATAACCAAGTTTCGTCATCCATTAATTGACGAAGTTCATCTTCATCAATTTTTCCATCTGATTTGGCGAGATACGTCTTAACAGATTGCTCACCAACTCGGTCAAGATCATCAGCTTGCTTCCTGAGTTCTTTGGCGTTTCCAATGCACATGGTCCATGGATTATGAATCATTAACATTGAATTTTGTGGCATAAAAATAGTGTCACCACTCATAGCGATGACACTTGCAATTGAAGCAGCTAAACCGTCAACGTAAACATTCACGGTCGCTTTATTTTGTTTGAGTTGATTGTAAATTGAAATACCTTCAAATACTGATCCACCTGGTGAATTGATATGAAGATTAATGGTCTTAACATCACCCAGTTCTTTCAAATCATCTCTAAATGAAGCACCTGTGGTGTCGGAATCATCCCATTTATAACTGACAATTTCACCATCGATATTCACATCAGCACTATTGTTGCTTGTTGGGGTCATTTCCCAAAACTTCTTTGGAGTCTTTTGTTGTAGCATCTTTTGTCACCCCCTTTCGTTGTGTTGGATCCATATCTATCGGATATAAGTCTCCAGAAACAAATAACTTATCAGCATATTCATCCGATGATTCGGGCAAATCTTCCAAATCCAAGATATCATTGGTCGTATAAATACCATTACGCCTCATAATTTGATAGAAATTGGCTCTAGCCTGCATATCGCCACGAAGTAATGAATTCATATTGAATTTAAAATAACTACCTGCAGTTAATTCGGCTGATGTTAGCAATTTCTTTTCAAATTCTTGTTCATATTGCCGGACAATTGGCGTCAATGTCATTTGAACAAATTGAGTCATTAATTGCTCATTTGAACTGAATGTTCCACCAGAACTAGCATTTAAAAATTGCAGTGGGACATTAAAAGCATTAGCAATTCTTTTATCAGTTATATCATCTTCGTTTTTTAGATCAGCTGAAACAAAATTACGCTCAATTTTATCAATTTCAACCCCAGGTTCCTGAAATAGAACTCCTGAATTAGATTCATAATATTTCTTAAACATATTAATAATCTGCTGTTTCTTTTCTTCAGAAACATTCGATCCATATTTTAGAATGAAACTGTCCGTTCTTTTCATCTCTCCTAATGAGAACTCTTTGACTGCATTATCAAAATCTAATGCTCCTTTTAATACATCAAGTGGGGAAATACCAGTATATTTTGAAGCACCAGTAATGTGTTTAACATGAATAATATCTTGGTTAAAAACATAAGTATCAATATTAAATAATGCTGAAGTAACATGATACCAGAGCGACTTATCATCCCGATTAATTACCGGCTCAACATCTTGAGGATTAATTGGAATAAGACTTCGAGGAACGTTATAAAAATCTCTCTCAATAACGGCATAACCATTCCCGTACGTATTTCTATCAGTCTCAAGTCTATTGATGAAATCATATGCTGTCATATTCTCATTGGGTTTATGCCTGATTAAATTACTAACATTGTCATTGATATCTTGCCTATTTTTCAATTCTTTAAGCGGTAATGATGCCAATGTGTTGGATAATCTGGTAATAACGCTAAAAATTGTTTCATTGTTTTCGAGAATATTTTGTTTTGAACCATTAAAACTTTTTCCAAACCAATCTGAAAAATCAAATGATTTACCAGACCACTGCTTCTTATCTGAAATATTTGGTTTAAATATTTGTTTGAACCTACTCATTAGGCCCATTTCAAT